CACGATTTCAATGGAGGAATCAATCGCTCCCGCCGTCTGTGCGGCCTGCAAAACGGTCAGGAATGCGGTTTCGATTTTTGATGTGAGGGATGGCGTGGTCATTGGTGGAAGGCTTCTTTTTTGGCTTTCTTGAGGGTTTCTTCAAGTTTCTGAAGAAGGTTGACCCTCACTTCTTCGACGGCCCGAGCAACGGCAGAGGCGCGGCATAGATTTTCGACATACCGAACGTGATTTTGAAGGATGATGGACGGGTTATTCAATGACCTGGAATTGTCCACGACTGACCCCGTAGAAGAAGACCTGTTGCGCTTTGCCCATTGCGCGATTCCTCGCGTTCCACCTAGCTCGTCGGCGCATTGTGCCCATCCGGACTTGGCCGTTCCCACTCGCCGGGCAATCGTTCGGGAATAGGTATCAATCTTTTTCTCATCGAAAACCACAGCCGAGGGGCTGTTTTTCTTGAGGATATGCCCCTGCCTGTCACGGCGGCTTTTGTGCATGGACTCATCGGGCTTTTTGATCGTGGGGGCGTCGATTCCGTTGTCCCGCAAAATCCTCTCGGCATCATTGATCTGGCCGCGATTCATCAGCATCCAATAGGCGGATGCCTGGGCTCTGCTTTTCATCATCAGTTGATCATAAATGACCGATCCAGATGCAAAAACGCGCCCCACATCGCGCATGATGGCATGTTTACCCGCCTCAAATCCCTTTGAGTATTGAACGCGGGTGATGCCTTTTCCCGTGAAGCCTCCCCACGGTTGCGTCTGTGCGCCAAGTTGGATTGCAAGCAGCCTTCCCGCTCCCTTGATGCTATCCGCCCATGATTTATTCATGGCCGATTGATAGGTTTCAATCGCGTTGAGAAAACCCTTCAAGTCAACGCCGGCGGTCACTTTGACCATATCACTTGACCGTGTTGTCGAGGTGCAGAATCACGCTCACGTTGTCGCGGTCGAGTTTCACGATTCGGAATGTCTGTCCGTAGATCGTCACGCGATTTCCCAATGACGGGGGAGTGCCGTTGAACTGTGAAATCTCGGAAACAATCGTTGCCGTGTAAGTCGAGATCCTTCCGCTTTCATCCTCGAAAGCGCGGGCGTGGGAAAGCTCGTTGAAGACGCCAACGAATGATCCCGACACCCCCCGCAGGGTGTAGCTCGTATTTCCCCACAGTGCCGTGGTCTGACGGAGTGCGGAGGCAACTTGTTTTTCGAGTGGCGTCATGTTTTCAAAAGTGAAGGGCCGGAAGCCCGCGCCATGACACGCTTTCTTCCGGCCCTTGCGGGGTTGTGACTAGGAGGAACTAGTCGGTCAGGATCTTAGGCAAAAACCTTGAAGAGGAAGTTGCCCGTGATGGTTCCGGCGCTGGTGGAAGCAACGGCCTGAATCGCCACATACTGATTGATGAGCGTGGGAAGGCTCCAACGGAGTAGGACAGCCGCGCTACCTCCCGAGGAAGGCCCGGTGACGGCCTGCGCCCCGAGGTCGGGAACGGAAACCCATGTCGCATTGTCCACGCTATGGAGCACGGTGAAGGTGACGGTCGCGGCGGAGGCGAGCCCGGAGATAGCGGGCACGTCCACTCCGAGAGCAAGACCTTCGGCCTTTCGACCGATTCCCAGCTCCACGGAGGAGCTGGTCACGGTGTTGCCAGAGGTGGGGAGTGCTTGGGAAACCGTGTTGGCGGCGTCCTCTAGTGAGCGGAGGTTGTATTGCATGACGGTGGTGTGTCAGGGGTTAGGGATTAGGAATCCTGGGTGCTGGAGGTCGGCGCGGTGAGGGTCTCCTCAGCATTCGAGAGGTTGTTGGTCTCGATGATCGGGATTCCCTCGTAATCCGTGGGACGGGGGGCGGGGATACCCTTGATGTTGACCGCCGTGCGGCTGGCGCGGATCTGCTCGGCGGAGCGAGGGGTCATGAAGATGTGCGTCGGATCGATGTCCAGCTGTCGGGCGAGTTGGAGACCCTGCCCGAGCAGAGCGTCGTTGGCCGTGGTGCCGTTCGCGGTTCCGATCTGACTGATGCGGATTGCGGCGTGCTTATTGGCGAGGCGGAGACCCGGACGGGCGTTGATCCAGTTGACGGCGGCGAGGAACGGGTTACCGTTCGCGTCGTAAGCGGTCTCTTCCTTCCAATCGTCCTGCATGAGGATCGAAGCGTTGTTTCCAAAAAGCACCTGAAGGTGCTCTTCGCCGAGGGTGAGGAACCAGATAGAGGTCAGGTTGCTCGACCCGCCGTAGGTGACTTGGTGCGCGGCATCATTGGAATACTGCGAGGTCAGGCCGGGGAAGCTCTGGGTGTCGTAGCTGGTGCCGTACCAGATCGATTGACCGATCTTCTTGATGGTGGCTCCCATGAAGGGTTTGGAGTGAGCGATGAGGGTGCGGGCCTGATCCTTGGAGGATTTCAGCACGCCGTTCACGTCGATCGCGATCTGCTGTTCAAGGATCGCAGTCTGGAAAACTTTGGTTTCCCACTCGGGTTTGACGCGGGCAACACCGCTATTCGCACCACGGAAGTTCAGGGTGGGGAGGGTGGTGAGAACGGTGAGCTCCATCGTGGCACCATCGATGGTGTCAGCGGGGAAGTTCTCCAACTCAGGAGAACGGTGAATGGTTTCATCAATCACCGGATAGCCGCTTCCGGCATCCAGTTTCGCGATGTCCACAAGTGTAGGGAATCCGGCCATATTGGTGGGTTAGTTTGGGGTTGTGTTGGGGTTGGGTGATTAGTGGCGAACTCGCCCGTAGCTCTTGCCGTTGATCGGCTGCGACCAGTTGTGCTTCGTGCGAGCGGTGGGGTCTGCGATGTCAGGGCCTTCGGTGCTTTCGACTCGCGCAATCGGTTTGATGCCGATATTCGCGGCGGCGGCGGCAAGTCCTTTCTGGGAAAGTGCGGAAAGTTGGCGTTCAAGGTCGGCAACCTTGCCTTTCAGCGAGGCAACGGAATCAGCCTTGGGAACAAAGAGCCGGGGCGACTTGGAGACAGCGGCTTTCTTTTTGCCTTTCTTCACGTCTTCCTTGCCTTCCTCCTCGGTCTCCTCGTCAGACTTGTTGCCATCCTCCTCGGGGGATTCGTTAGCCTCATCGTCTTCCTCTTCGGCAGAGGTTTCCCCTTCGGAAAAATCGGTTTCGTCCGTCTCGTCCTGATCGCCGGGCTCGGGTTCCTCGTCGCCGCTTCCCTCGCCTTCGGCATCAACGGGATCGCTCTCGGGTTTGCCAGCCTGGTCGGGTTCGCTTCCTGCGTCATCAGCGACGGGATCGGAATCATTTTCGGCCTGGTCGGAGTCTTCCGTCTCCTCGTCAGGCTTGACGGCGGGTGCCTTCTTCTTGACGGCATCCTTGCCGGGCTCCTCGTCTTCCTTGTCGGGCTTGGCCTTGGCCTTGGCCTCAAGGAGGGAAAGGATTTTTTTCTGCCCTTCGGAAAGTTCGGAAAGGCTGGACTCCAAGGCGGCGACGCGGCCCGTGAGTTTTGAATCGGAGAAAAGCGCCATATGACATTCGGACCGTGTCAACTAACCCCGCGCCGTGTTGACACGACACCAAGGGCATCATGGCCGTCCCCGAAGATTACGTTTCCGCCCTAGTCAGCTACGCAATCGCGATCAATGACGTTTCGCCGCTGGAAGACATGCGCGATGATCTTTTTTCCCGAATTTCCAACGGGGAGGCTGGTGCGCTCATCACCTCGTCGGTGAATGGGAAGAATTTCGGTTTTTCCATGAACTCCATCTCGATTGAAGAGAAGTTCGCCGCGGTCTGCCGGGCAATCGGTCTCTTCAATAGGAAGATTCAAAACACGACTTACGGGCAATTTTCTGACATTCGCCGATGACTTCTCCCTCCCTTCTCGATCAGTTCGGAAAGCCTCTCGCCTATTCCACGCCGGATGGCGGCCCGGCTTCCAGCGGATATGACGCCGCGAATAATAGCCGGACGCGCTCAAGCATGGGGACGTTCCCCATCAACTCGCGGAAGGAAATCACGGAATTTTCCCGCCGTGAGATCGTCCGCAAGTGCCGCGCCATTGACGCAAATCTCGGGTTTGTCGGGAGGATCAAAAGCAAGGCGTCCCAGCACGCCGTAGGCAAGGGTGTCTTTGCCCGCCCCTGCACGCTCGACGAGGAGTTCAACCAGGCCGTGGTCAATTACACGGACGGAATTTTTGAAAATCCCGATGTCTATTCCATCGATGGAACGCGGGATTTTTACGAAGATCAGCGTCTCGCGGCGGAAGCAATGATCGATGATGGGGAGTATTTCACCGCCTTTGTCAGAGACGACCGCGACGGTGAATTGCGGATGCAGCACATTGACCCGTTCGAGGTGAAGCAACCGCTCGGAGTGACCAAAGATTGGAATGATGGGGTGCACACGGACGCCTTCAATCGCGTGGTGGAATACTCCATCGCGGAGCTTCCGGCCCCATGGGAGGGAGCCATCATGCCGTTCCGCCATGTGGCGGCGAACCAACTGATCCACGTTTTCAAGCGTCGCCGTGCAAAGCAGTGGCGCGGTCTTCCGTGGATCTATGCCGGCGCGAACTCCCTTATCGATGCGCTGGACCTGAAAAGCCTAGAGGTGGGAACGGCAAAGCTTCACTCGGCAATAGGCATCGTCGCCAAGAAGGGAAACAAAGATCCAAAGAGCAACGGGGGCGTGGGCTCTCAGCTTCAGAAGATGCTCGATCCGGACGGAAGCGGAGATCGACCCCGCGAAGTTTCCGAGACGTTTTTCCAAGGTGCGGCGATACACTACTGTGGGCTGGATGAGGGTCTTGAACTCGTCACCAGCACGCGCCCGTCGTCAAATCTTCTCGCGTTTATCGAATTCCTCTACCGGGAAGCGGCTATCGGGACGGGACTCCCCGTGGAGGTGCTCTATGAGATGAGCAAGCTCGGAGGCGTCACCGCTCGCGCCATAATGGACGATGCCCAAACTTGGTTCGGGATGCTGATGGATCGCATCATCACCCAGCACTCGCGCCCGATTTATCTGGCGTTTGTGCTTGAAGGAATGAGGACGGGGGCAATCCCCGTCTGCCGTGATCCGCGGTGGTGGTCTGTCGAGTGGCAAGGCCCGGCGAAAATGAACGCCGATTACGGCCGCACGGCACAGGCAAACATCCAACTTCTGAAAAACGGAATGCTCGGTTTCGAGGATTACTTCGAGCAGCACGGACTGACTGCCCGTTCACAGCACCTCCGTCAAATCAAGCATCTCGCATGGCTCAAACAGCAATGCGCCGAAAGCGGAGTTCCGATTGAGTGGCTGATCGAGCCGCCTGCCCAAATTCAGAACATCAACCACGTTGCTTCCAACTCCCAAGACGCCGATTAATATGAGATTCCCCCGTCTCCTCTCAAAACTCTACGCCTCCCCCATCATGGTGACCCCCCAAGTGAGGGCGTCGCTCGAGCGCTCACTTGATCTCTACCTTGCCGGGGGGATGCCTCAACGACGCATGGATGACCGCGATGATCGAAACCGACGCGAGCGAGTGGACGCGATCTATTCCGTCAAGGGATCAATCGGCGTGATCAAAATTTCCGGTGTGATCGACAAGCATGTCTCGCTCATGGAGCTTGATTGCTACGGAGGCGTGGATCTCGACGACGTGGACGGGGCGATTGAACAGGCTCGGAATGATGCGAGCGTCAAGCATGTCCTCATGGTGATTGACTCCCCCGGAGGGTCTGCTACTGGCGTCCCGGAGACGGCGCAAAGGGTCGCTTCCCTCGCCAAAGCAAAGCCCGTCACGGTTTTTTCCGACAGCATGATTTGCTCTGCGGCTTACTTCATCGCCGCCGCTGCCTCGGAAATCATCATCACGGAATCAACGGATGTGGGGAGCATCGGCGTCTACATGGCGCTGCTCGACCAAACGCGCCAACTCGACGCACAGGGGATCACGGTCAACCTTGTGAAAGCCGGAAAATACAAAGCTGCAGGAGCTCCGTTCCAAGTCCTCGGCGATGAGGAGCGCCAGCTTTTCCAAGACCAAGTGAACCAAATTTACGCCTCTTTCGTTTCCGCTGTCCGATCCGGTCGCCCCGGTGTGGATTCCGCCGCGCTGGAAGGTCAAACGTTCCTCGGGGATCGCGCCCTGTCAGTCGGCCTCGCCGATCATCTCGCCCTCGGGCTCGATGAGGTCATGGCGGCGATTCAGGGGTGATCACTCGTAATCTCTGACACCGACAAAAGCGGGGAATCTAGGCATCCCTCCATCCGTCAGCCCCTCAAAGCTGAACGTAATCTTGGATCCCATGAGAGGGGGAGCATCGCGGAGAAGGTCAGAAATTCCCGTTCCGAGTTTTACAACGCGCCCTTTCCATTTGACGAGGAACGCCCCGGCGCGCCCGGAATTCTTTCCCTCCCCCAATTCAATGCCCAGCATCTCCCCTTCCTCGGTTTCGCAGGGCTTGAATTTCAGGAGGCTCTTGGATCGTTTCCCCGGCTCGTAGGGTGCAAGGGGGTCGCGGAGCATAACCCCCTCGCCTCCTGCCTGAACGATCTCTCGGAAGTAGTCGGCAAGGCGCGAGGAACTGAAACAAGGGAAGTGGGGAAGAATCTGAAAAGACTTAACCAGAGAAAGGCCCGTCACGGATTGCAAGCGGTCGGAAAATCCCCCCATAAACTCAGGCGCATCGAACACCATGAACTTAATCTGCTTCCACTCTTCATCAACGGGCGTTTTCTTCCTCACGATCCCGGCTGTCTGCTGGAATTTCCCGCGCCCCATCCATAGCTCCCCGTCAAGCATCACGCCGGAAGGCAGGCCGTCCGTGAACCATTGCGGCGCGGCAAACTCATTGCCGTTGCGACTGATGAGGCGTGATCCCGTCCAGATCGCCCGGACGCCGTCCAACTTCTCGGACATAAGCCAACCCGTCACGTCCTGCCGCTCGTAGGTAGTGGCGAGCATGGGTTTCATGGCAGAATCTCCTCGATATATTTCCCCCGGCTTTTCTCCCCGCGCTGGCGGTCGAGTCGATCCCATGAATGGGGGAGCATGGAGACGGAGCGGGTGACGGCTTTGCGCCCCTTGGCGTTCTTTCCTTTTGATCCCTTGGGCCTGCCAGCCCCCTTCCGGGGGCCGCCGTGGTTTTTTGTCTTGGTCATGCGTAGATGTAGCAGAGAGTGGCGTTGATCGCCTCGATGATCTCCGAGGCGTTGGCGCGGGTAAAGGTTCGGCGGATCGCCGCCTCCGTCCGATCCACTCCATGATGCGCGGCGACGGACAGAAGGGCAAAGACCAGGTCATGAGGGAGAGGCTGACAAGGGAGGGGGCAATCTCCTCGCCCCCGTTTCGGGTAATGAATGCGGCGCTCATACCCAAAAGTTAGGCGGTGAGATACCAACCACCGGGGCCGGTAATGCGTCCGTCTTCGATGGTGAGGTCGCGGGTCATGAAGAGTTGGCCACCGACTCGGGTCGTGCCGTCCTCATAGTGTTCGACCTCGCGCTGTCCGATGATGTAGCCGTGAACATCGAAAAACCAGAGGGCGTTCTCCCCGAGGTGGCTGATGATTGCTTTTGCGCTGGCGGTGATGGTGGTTTGCATGGTTCTTTTCTAGTCCCATCTTGTTTTCCAGTCAACAACTTTCTTTCAAGAAAAAGAAACTTTTTTTGAACCCTCTCCTTCAAATACCACTTGACTTATTCATTGCCTCGACCCGAACCGCAAGCGCGCCGTCCAGCTTCTCACCAATCTTTTCCAATGCAGGCACGGGAAGCAGGAATCCGAAAAGCTCGGATAGCTTCTCGCAGTCTCCGAAGTGGGGATCTTGATCGGCCTGCCATTTGTGGAAGACGCGCCCTTCGGCGTCTTTCTTTTCGACCAGCTTCTCGGCGGTGATTTGCTCGATGTAGTCGGGATCTAGTCTCTCCGGTAAATACCATTTCGGCTCACGGCGTTCTTTCAGGACGAATCGGTAGAGGTGTTCTTTCATGACCTCGTCATTGTATTGGATCATCGGGACGGAAACTTCCTCGCCCTGGTATCGGAACTGGACAACGGTCTCAATGACCGGGGCCTCCTTGCCTTTGTAGCCGCCGCCCTTCGAGCAGGTCCACCGTCCGCCCTGCTCGTGAACGAACCCATAGACACTCGCGCCGCGCTTCGCGCGATAGCCGGAGTCCATCACCCCCATGAACATGGTGAACTCTTCATCAATGCCCAGATCATCATGGCGCCATTTCCAGACTCGGTTTGAGATGCGGACGATTTCCTCGTAGCTGACACATTTTCCAAGCGCGATCAGGTAGCGGCTCCCATCCCGGCACCATGCCCTCATCGTCCAATAAAAATCGGTTTGCTGAACGTCAACGTGCATCGTCAGGATGACGGGGCGCACGGGGAGGCGTAGCTCTGCCTCGGGATCGTCGGGTGTCCCGAGGTTGTATTTCACGCTTTCCTCTTGGATGCGCCGGACGGCTTTCCGAGTGATGGTGTTTGCCTTCCGCTCCCACTCCCTCCCGAGGTAGGAGTTGTAGAAGTGGTGGAGCCCTCCGGGCTTGTCCTTGAGTTGCAGAAATTCTTTGAAGAGGCTTCCCCAATTCGGCTTGTTGGAAAGTTCCCCACGGATGTTGAAGCTACGGTGATCTTTCGGCGCGTCCGTGTTGGTCGCAATCCACACGCCGCGCCTCATCATCCATTGCTTTTTGCTCTGCGGGATCAGTTCCCCGCACGCCTCGCGGCGGAGCGCCTCCTCAATGTCCGCAATCGTCCGTCCTTCGGGCAACTCGTCGCGGATGCGCCCCTCAAGGGATGCCGCCGCCGGGATGAGTCCGCTTTCCGAGCAGCGGAGTTGAGTGTTCTTTTCAACCCAATCCAAATCCCACACTCCTTCCTTGTTGCGGCTTCCTTTCCCCGAGGCGTCGAGGTGCTCGAAGAGGGGGACTTGGAGTTTTCCACAATGAGGACAGGGAACGTGCATTTCTTCTTGTGACCCTTTCCGATACTCAACCGTGATCGTCATCTCTGGCACTGTCGGAGTGCTGCCGAGGAGGATCTTTCTGGTTTCCTCGTAGGTGAGAGTGCGGACTTCCAAGAGGTCTTTCCGGGATGCTTCCTTGTCGTCTTCCAGCGGCCACTTGTCCACCTCGTCCCCGGCGGCGTTCTTGATCGGGAGAGACGCCACCTGTGCGGCATTCCCAGCCCCCGCACAGAAAAAGTCCATCGTCTTGAAATACATTTCCGAGTTCGTGAACTGAACGCGCCGATTCTCCGGGATGTAGGGAGCAATCCGTGCGTTGCCAAGAAAGCGCGGGTGAAGCTCGCGCCGGACGTAGCGGCTCACCATGCGGTTGCTCGACTGCACGAGGAGCGTCGGGCCCGGATCCATGTCCACAAGAAACATGATCCAGTTCGCCAGCATGGTCGTGAACCCGACTTGCGCACCCTTTTTTATGGTCACGCGCCGGACGCGCTTGTCCGAGAGCGCCGCCATCGGCCCGCGAAGATACGCCGTGTATCCCGAATCATACCGCCCAGGTCGCGCTGAAAACTTGGAGTCGAGATAGATGAAGCGGTCGCTCCATTGCCAGAGGTTCATCGGCTCTTTCTCAACGTGCGATTCTTTCAGCGCATCGAAAAGTTCTTCGGCAAGTTCGCTCACACATTTTCCGGTTGAGTTTCCTCTTGCTGGAATCCCCCGAGAAATTCTTTCAACTGCTCAAGGCATTGATTGACCTCCTTGGTCAACTCTTCGCGGATGTCCAGAGCGTCGAGACCGACGCACGTTTGCATGGCGCGGTTCGGGATGCCTTGGAGGCGCGACACGAATCCCTGCATGAGCTTTGAGGAATCGCTTTTCAGCTTTGACCTCATTACGACGGCGCCGTTTTCTTTCAAAATAGCAGGAGTGTTTTTTTTGGAAATTCGAAGCTGGGAAGCAATCGACTCGTGAGCTTTTATCCAGTTCTGTATTTCCCTCGGATTATTGGTGGCCACAGCTTCCGCAACTTTCCGACCCGTAACTTGTTCGAGGTATTCCAGACGCACGATCGCCGCCGTCAATCCCCTTCCCTCAAAAAACTCAGGAGGAAGACCTAGTGAGTCGAGGTCAACGGGCGCAATGGTTGACGGTGAATGCTCAAAAGCTCGAAACGACGGACGCCTGCTCGCCCGCCATGATTCGACACCCTTTGCATCCCTTGGGTCAATCCCCTCAGAAACCATGGTGTCGAAAGTCCCTTTCGACATGCCGAGGTTTTTCAAGTGCCATTCTCGGGATCGGCCATATTTCGGTTTTCTCGCCATGCACCTACTGGCCGTGTCAATCGCCCAATCGCCCAATCGCCCAATAATACTTTTTAGGGCAATTCTCGCAAAAACGACGATAGTTTGTTAAACCGCGCCTTTTGGCCGGCCATTAAAAGATTCCTTTTTTGCGATTAAACAAAAAAGTTAGACCTGTTGAACAATAAATTCACATCGTCAAAACAAATCGCACGAGATAAGAATATGCGGATTAAGAAGCAACGCCTAATGCAAGACAAACGAAGTAAAAAGCATGTCAGAAATTGGCAAACTTGTAAGGTCACTGCCAGTTTCTTCCTTTATGCTATAGGGTTCGAATCCCTCCCTCACCGCCATTACCGAAAGCAAGAAGGCTGAAGGATGAATGCCAAAAAAATCCGCAAGGGAGCCATAAGTAAGAATTCCTCAGGTTCCGTCACCGTTTCCATCCCGGGAACCACGGCGAATCTCGGCCCCGGTTTCGATTCCTTTGGAGTGGCTCTCG